TAAAGAGCGTGGCAGAGGGGCAAGCCAGATCAACGCAGCGCTAGACCATGAGTTCCGTATTGAAGCATGGGACGAAACAAAGATTATACTGACGTTCACCAAGCAAAAAGAGGATGCCATGCCGGAACCCAAGGCGTTCCTGATGGTTCCCGTGGAAATCATAACGGAAGACATGGAGAGCATTAGCTCGATTGTGTTGGAATATACGCCAGATTTGCCGGGGGGAAGTGGGGAACGCATTACGGCGGCTCAGTCAGCAATAATAAAGCTGTTTCGTGAATTGTGCGAACATGGGGAACTGGAGCGCGACAGGTTGCGAGATCAGTATATCGACAGGATGGGTACGGGCAACCGTGACAGCGACAGGTCGAAATTCAACAAACACATGGGGGCGTTGTTAGAAAAGGCCATACTCCAGCAAAAAGAAGGTGTAATTAGCGAAAAAGAAAGCTCGCCAGATGGTGAATAAGGGGACCGAGGAAGCGATGCGATCGGGGACATCCTCGAGGATTCCTCATCCTCAACATAACGGTAGAGCGATGCGATGCGATGCGATTGCCTATAGGCATCGCGTCGATCCTCGCTCCGAGTTGCACAATCCGGCCTGTGATTATTCTTTGCTGAGTGAAAAACAGTTTTTAACTGTGCTGAATAAAATTGACTGCTTGCTGGAATTGGAAGGCTTGGCCAATCGCCGTCGCATATTGAATACGCCAAGTTTGCCACGGTGGACTGACATCCAGCGCGGTATGATCGTGCAAAGAAAGTTAGAACTACAAAACATGAAGGGTAAAAAGAAATGAACCGGGTTGAAATATTGAACACCGCCGCCGAGCTGATCAGTGGCGATCGAGCCGCGACATATGGTGACGCGACAGTCAGCCATCAACGCATTGCCAACTTATGGGCGACTTACCTGGGAACATCAGTGAGCGCGGTTGACGTTGCGGCTTGCCTAATCCTAATGAAGGTTTCCAGGAGTAAAGGAGCAGCACACCGGGACAACTGGATTGACATGGCCGGATATGCTGCACTTGCTGGAGAAATGGAAGCCGCGACAACCGCCGCGACAAAGGCCGCCAGAACGACCAATGGGAGCCGCGTAGACGCTCTCACAGCAACGAAAGCCGCGCCGATAAGGTTTGATGTAGATGAGGAGTAAAAAGCCTTTAAACGCGCCTTACACGCCGTCTGATTTTGGGACGTCTGAGCGTATCCAACATACGTCTGGCGTACGCTATGAACGCACCTCGAAAAAGCTTGGCTCAGAGAAGCGACTACGTATAACCAATCAAACGCCGCTGGATAGAATGTTACAGCGTGAACACATCACGCAAAGGCAATTCGACGCTGGACAAAAGTTATACGCGCTACATCGGAAAGCTGGACAGTCACAACGGTTAACGTCGAATTACAGCGCAAATATTGTTGATGGTGGAAGCGGTGGCAATGGGGAAAGCGCAGGGGAAGCCTTTAGTGAATACTTGTCAGCATTGCGGAGCGTGGGGCGCGACTTGGCAAGCGTTTTGCAATGGGTGGTTGTGCAAGGGTCAGCACCGAACGAATGGGCAAAAAATAACGGCCACAGTCCGAAAGGTGGGATCGTGGCCGTTAGGTTGGCATTGGACGCCGTGGGTGATTACTTTAGGATAGCACGTTAGTTTTCAAATTTACCTTGCTCTTGCTTAATAATAGTTAAATCAAAGCCACAATCTCGATTAGGTTTATTGTCAGTTAAACTTACAAGCTCCCACGTTGTTCTGAAATGATATTTGTGCTTGAATATATTTAACGTAGCCATTCTTTCTCGAATTTTTTGATTGCTTTTCTTTTGATAAAATTTGGCTTGCTTTTCCCAATCTGCTTTTGTTTGGTTTTGTGTCAGTAAAAAAGACCACTCCAATTCATGTCTTAAATAGTCCTCTACCGCGTCAAAATTATCTCCATTTAAAACAATAAGGTCGTGTTCTTTGCTCATACCGCCGCCACAATCACCAGATACAGCAAGTAATCCGTGACCGAATGGACGTTTGCCAGTTAGAAACTTTTCAATTTCATCAAGTTCACCGTTACTTTTCAAATAGCTTACATACTCTTGATTAATCTTTTCTATTGATTTGCTTCTTACTTCTTTGTCAGGGCTAAAAGGTGATTGATCATAAGGTAAGCTAGCATATGCTTCATATGGTGAACGATCTGGTGGCCCCATTGGAGCTAAAAAACATTCTACTTCTTTATCTCCATAACTATCAAACAAATCTTTACGATATAAAAAAACCCAATTTTCAGAAGTCTTAATATGGCTGGGTTTAACATCTAAACCAGTGTTATATTCTATATTTTCAGCTATCTCTTTTAGTTCCATCTCTCTAATTCCTTTTTCCCTCTCTAAATACACCGCCACAAACCTCACCATCGCCGTAACGCATTTCTATTTCACCTTTGTTGATCACTTCATCAGCATCAAACTCATATTGCTTTGCATATTTTCTCAATTCCCTGCGACCCCATATAGTTTTTCGGCCTTCACCATCTTCGAACCACATAGTAAACCATTCTTTTTCCATCTCTCTAATTCCTCTTAATACTTGCGTTTAAAATAAGGTTAACTAATTGAGCGCGACGTTCACGCGCTTCTTCTGGTGTAATCATCATATCAATAGTTTGCTGGCGCAATTGTTCGTCAACCTTGGCGATTCTGTCAAATGGGTGAACTGTCATCTCTCAAACTCCAATTAATATTAAAAATATGATTGGCGCGGCAAACACAGTAACCGCGCCGATAAAGTCAGCCAATGTGATTTCCTTGGCTATTTGGATGATTTCTTTGAAGGTCATTAGGCGGCGTCTAGGGCTTCACGCTGCCACGCATGGGGTTCTGCACCCAACGTTCTTCAAAGATTTCCCAAAGCTTAGAACTGATACGCGCTTGGATTTCTCCACATGCCATAATGGTAGCGATTTCGTCATAAGACTTGCCATGCTCTCCACTGTAACGGTCAGAAAAGAAGTCTTCGCCTTGGTCAATGTCGCAGTTTTGGCAAATCCAATGGGCTTTATAATGATAAATAACATGCTCTGAGCCTTCAGCTCTTTCATGTGCTTGCTCATTTGCAGTATCAAAATTAGATGTTTCTTCTGCAATCTCTTTGGCGATGTCGTTGCAATACTCTGTTAATTCATAATTGTTCATTGTATTTCCTCTTTCTGTTTTGGTTTCATGCTAAGCATGGCAAGGCATCGCCAAAAGTTGACGATGCTAAGCGATGATTAGGATTATAATCTGGCTAAGATTTTACGAGCAGGTGCATACATCTTATCTTCTTTATAAATTGCTGACTGAAGAATTGATTTTGCATAACTTTCCATTACGCCATCAAGTGAGCCTAAGTTTGCTTTTGGAAACTCTACTTCTGAAATGGTTTGCATTCCCATGTCAGTAGATTTCTGAATGTTCTCTGAAATGAAACCATTGTCGAAATAGTAAACGCTGGCAATGTAGTATGTTCCGTTAACTATTACGCTGGCAATTACATGGTTTGTAAAAGTATCAACTCTTACTGGTGTTTTGATTGCTGTTGCTGACATTGTATTTCCTCTCTCTGTCTAAATAGTCATAATTTTGACTTTAAAAACTCTTATTATGCGTATCTGCATAAAACATATTCCAGAGAAGGTCAATCAGTATTTTGACTTTTTTATTCATTAGTGAAACAAAAGGCCAAAATAAATAAATAAGGTAAACAATGTCTAATCCACCGAATAAGAGACTAGGTAGGCCAGAAGGTGTTGGAAACGGTCAACAGATTGTCACCAGGTTGCGGAAGGAGCTTTGGGGCGCGTTAAACATCCAAAAAGGACGCAATCGTCCACTCGATATGCTGCTAGCTGACCAGATCGACAAAGACGCCGCTGGAACTCTCAACAAACTGTCTAAATTTCTACCGCAAGAAGTATCTGTCGGTGCTACATCTGATTTCGCTCTTGCGCTGGGTGAAGTCGCGCAACGCATCCAGGCATCAACAACAGGAATAATAGATATAACTCCTGATAACTCCAATTCGGAATTAGGTGACAACGCGCAAGATGCTGAAATCATTGACGAACCAAAGAAACCATTGGAACAAAAGCCTATTAAAGTTCCAAACTTTGCTCGATTGCGGCCAGATTATGAAGCACGAGAGAAACCAAAACCAAAACCTATCCAGCTTGA